GGATTGAACAAAATGAAATTGCCCTTGAATCTGGTATGAAAAATGAGATCCTAGAGAACTTTGTCGGTGGACTTAAGAATCTATTTGAAGAGCATTATATCGATATTCCTGAAGAGAAATTCGATGTACTTGGTGACTTGCAAGAGCAAGTAAACACTCTAACAAATAAACTTAATGAGCAGACAGAGGCAAATGTTAAGTTATCAGGAACTATCAATGATATGAAACGTTCTGAAATTGTTGCTGAGCAATCAGCTAACATGACTGAAACTGATGCTGAAAAGTTCAAAGGGTTAGTCGAAGACTTATCTTACGAAGATGCTGAATCATTCGCTAAGAAAGTTAAAACAATACGTGAAAACTACTTTGCTAAAAAGGCAACTAGTGTTAATGTTAATTCTGTAGTGACTGATGAGCCAGTACAAATTCATGAGGAAAAGTACGCTGATCCTACTATGAAGAAGTACGCTGAAATGCTTAATCATTCACGAAAGTCTTAATTTAACTTTTTCAACTTAAGGAGAACTATCATGGATCGTAAAGATCTTTTAAAAAAATGGGCACCCATCCTAGAACACGATGGCGTTGCTCCAATTAAAGATAGCTACCGTAAAGAAGTAACTGCTGTTCTTTTGGAAAACCAAGAGAAATCTATTAGAGAAGAAAAGCAGGCTCTTTTCGAAGCTACTCACTCAAATGCTGCAGGTGCTCTACCTGACAGTGGTGGTGTTGCTAAGTTCGACCCAGTACTAATTTCATTAGTACGTCGTTCTGCTCCTCAAATGATCGCTTATGATCTTTGTGGTGTGCAACCAATGACTCAGCCAACTGGTTTGATTTTCGCAATGAAAGCGAAATACTCATCTCAAGGTGGTACTGAAGCATTATTCAACGAAGCTGATACAGACTTCTCTGGTACAGGTACTCATGCTGGTGCAAACCCAGTTGATGGTGCTTACACAACTGGTACTGGTATGTCTACATCTGCTGCTGAAGGTTTAGGTGATGGAAGCACTTTCAATGAAATGGCTTTCTCAATCGAGAAAACTTCAGTAACTGCTAAGTCACGTGCTCTAAAAGCTGAGTACACTGTTGAACTTGCTCAAGATCTTAAGTCAGTACATGGCTTAGATGCTGAAGGCGAGTTAAGCAACATTCTCTCAACAGAGATTCTTGCTGAAATCAACAGAGAAGTAATCAGAACAATTTACACATCAGCTAAAGCTGGTGCGCAAACTGGTACTGCTGCTGCTGGTACTTTCGACTTAGACGTAGATGCTAATGGTCGTTGGTCTGTAGAGAAGTTCAAAGGTCTCTTATTCCAAATCGAACGTGAAGCAAATGCTATCGCTCAATTAACTCGTCGTGGTAAAGGTAACTTCATCGTTTGTTCTTCAGACGTTGCAAGTGCTTTAGCTATGGCTGGTGTACTTGACTACGCTCCAGCTTTAAATACTGGCTTAAATGTTGATGAAGCATCAACTACTTTTGCTGGTGTTCTAAATGGTCGTTACAAAGTATATGTTGATCCATATGCTGCTAACCAAGCATCTTCACAGTACTTCTTAGTAGGTTACAAAGGTAGTTCTGCATTCGATGCAGGTTTATTCTACTGCCCATACGTACCTCTACAAATAGTACGTGCAGTTGATCCTTCAACTTTCCAACCAAAAATTGGCTTCAAGACTCGTTACGGAATGGTCGCAAACCCATTCACAACTCTTGACGCTGGTGCGGATGGACTTGCTGCAGGTAACAACTACTACTACAGAAAAGTTAAAGTTGCGAACTTAATGTAATTTTGACTGGTAGTAATACCGACTTAAAAGGGGATCTTCGGATCCCCTTTTTTTTGCCCTAAATAATAGTGAGTCCTAAATAATAGACTACATAAAGGATCTTATTCTATGACAGCTACAGCAGGCAACTTCCCTTCCAATATCAATCCATTAAATCCTAATGGGTTTCGATTTGATATCGCCAAGTTAAAGGGATTATCTTTTTACGTTCAAAGTGTTGCTCTTCCAGGAATCACTCTTGGAGAACCAATCTTTGGCAACCCATTCGCTCAAACTCCAATTCCTGGAGACATGCTGACGTATGGTGAGTTGTCTTTTGACTTTATCGTAGATGAAGATATGGCAAACTACGAACTTATATACAAATGGATCGTTGCGCTGGGATTCCCTACTGGATACGATCAATATGTGAATTTCATCAATTCCGATGAGAGTGCGTTGATAGGAGAACTAGCAAAGAACTATTCTGATGCTACCTTAACTATTCTTAACAATAATAACCAAGCAAACAAATATGTTAGGTTTACTGACTGTTTTCCCACCTCTCTCGATGCACTTCAATTCGACAGTAAAGTGCAAGACGTCCAATATCTTGTAGCAAGAACCTCATTTAGATTTACCTATTACAAATTTGTTTCAGAAAATATAGAGTACTAAAATGAAATGGTTACTTATCTGCATTGCACTGGCAGGATCGCCAGTAGACAATGGACGTGAATTATTCATCTTCAATACTACATTTACGAGTGTAGAAGACTGCAAGACTTATGCTATGGTATACTCTCAAGACATACAAGAAACTGTTGTTCCTGAGATTGGTCCATTTGCTGCATTTTGCGTTACAGAAGAAGTCTTTGAAGAACAAATAGTTCCTGGACTAAACAAACAAGAGCCAAAGTTGCAAGGCGATTACATTTAAGACTTTACTTGCAGTGAATACTGTAGTATAATATGACTAAACTATGGAGTTAATATGAATATAGAACAATTGCAAGAAGAATGGGCTAAAGACTGTCAGATCGACGATGATCATCTCGATCGAGAATCAGTACGCACACCTAACCTACACGCCAAATATCTTAATCATCTTATCTCATTTAAGATGAAACATGCTGCTCACTCTACAGAGTATAATTCCCTACGTGTTAAAAAGTTTCGCTACTATCGTGGAGAACTATCACGTGGTGAATTAGAAATGAATGGCTGGGAACAGTGGCAAGGTATTAAACCACTCCGAAACGAAATGGATGAATTCCTCAATGGGGATAGCGATCTTATCAAAGCAAAGATTAAGATTGATTACCTCAAGAGCATTATAGACTATCTAGAATCTGTCCTAAATCAAATTAAGGGTAGAGACTGGCAAATCCGTAATAGCATCGAGTGGAAGAAATTCATCAGTGGCGCATAAAATCTACATTGAAAAAATAAACGAAGTCCATCTACGTTTATTCTCCGAAGACTCTGTCGAACAAGAACTATCAGACTTCTTTACATTTGAAGTTCCTGGAGCGAGATTTACACCACAGTTTAGACAACGATTGTGGGATGGAAAAATTCGTATGTATGATCGTCTACGTAAAACGCTATACGTAGGATTATACGACTATGTCGAAAAATTCTGTTCCGATAGAGAATACGAGTTAGAATATACAACACCAAAAGAGCAATTAGAAACCGATAATGGTATTACCTTTGACGAGGTAGAGGAATTTGCTAACTGGTTGGAGCCTAGTACTCGTGGTGTTCCTATTCAAATTAGAGATTATCAAATTGCTGCAGTGCATACTGCATTAAACAAAGAACGATGCTTACTTCTATCACCTACTGCATCAGGCAAATCATTTATCATTTATACTGCTCTACGTTATCATCTATTACAAGATCGTAAGGTTATGATTGTAGTACCTACGACTTCTCTTGTAGAGCAATTCTATAAAGACATTATAGATTATAGTTCAACAAATCAATGGGAAGCACATAAACATTGTCAAAGACTATACAGTGGCTTTCCTAAAGAATTCGAAAAAGATGTATTAATTACTACTTGGCAATCTATTTACAAACAACCTCGTGCATGGTTTAATCAATTCGATGTTATATTCGGAGACGAGGCACATCAATTCAAAGCAAGAAGTCTTACCTCTATTATGGAGAAACTTCCTCACATTCGTTATCGTATTGGAACAACAGGAACGTTAGATAACAAAAAGGTTCATAAATTAGTTCTCGAAGGTATCTTCGGTAAGATTCATAAAGTCACTACCACCAAACAGTTGATGGAAACCGACAGATTAGCGAAACTAAATATTACTTGTCTACTGATGAAGTATGACGAGATAACAAGACAAGGTAGAAAGAACAATCAGTATCAAGATGAGATGGACTTTCTATGCACCAACGAGAGAAGAAATAACTTTATTACTAATCTCGCATGTAAACTAAAAGGGAATACCTTAGTACTGTTTCAATATGTTAAGAAACATGGCATTCCTTTGTATGAGTTAATAGACAAAAAAGCAGGCAATGAGAAACAGGTATTTTTTGTATCGGGAGAAACTATTGTCGCTCACAGGGAACAAATCCGTGAGATTGCGACCGATACTGACAATAATATTATTGTGGCTAGCTTTGGAACTTTTTCTACTGGTATTAATATTCCCAGCATAGAAAACATTATTTTTGCTAGTCCATCAAAGAGTAAAATTAGAAACCTCCAATCCATTGGTCGAGGATTAAGATTAAAAGAGGGTAAGACCGAGTGTAACTTGTATGATCTTGCGGACGATCTACACTGGAAGTCCTGGAAGAATCATACTCTCAATCACTTTAGCGAACGTATTCGCCAATACAGTGAAGAGAATTTTAATTATAAGATTGTAGAGGTAAAACTTGACTCAACCAACTAAAGACGATAACTACGTAACACTAAAGTTATCTACAGGAGAAGTTCTTGTAGGTATACTAAGAGCAGAGAGTGCAACTTCTTTTACAGTTGAGTATCCCTTCCATTTAAAAAATTATCCAAGATTCGTAGAGGGTGGAGTTATCGAGACGATAACTGCTGGTCCATTTTGCGGATTTACAGAAGACAGAATATTCGAACTACCAAAGAAAGATGTTCTCTTTTGTAAAAAGATGCACCCTTTCGCTATTCCTTTTTATCTTTCCTTATGGAATCAACACGAAACTCCAATGAGAGTTGATAAAGATGGGAAGATGATACCTGATGATGATAATTCTCGAGAGCCTATGAGTATGGAAGATGTTCGTGATCGAATCGAATCTCTTATTGGTCGTATGCAAGAAATCGATACGAGTCAGGAAGAAGAGGAAGAGTACTTAGAAGAGTTAGGTAACAAGAGAGATAAGAAGACACTACACTAATTCACTTCAACCCTAACACCGAGAAGTATACATCAGTCAAGTTTGCAGAACAACAAAAATGAAATAAAATTTGATTGGTTGCGATGCAATGATTGATGTTGTATAATTATGATATATTAAACCAGGAGAAGTTTTTGTGACTGAACCAAAAAAGAAACGTGCTCATTATGTAAACAATCAAGAGTTTCTTGAAGCACTAATACAATATAAAAAAGACTGCTACGATGCAGAGAACTCAGGTGAAGATAAACCTGTTATCCCTAACTACATTGGGGAATGTCTCCTGAAGATCGCAACACATCTTTCTTACAAACCCAATTTTATCAATTACAGCTATCGAGATGATATGATTCTCGATGGAGTTGAAAACTGTATTTTGTATCTTTCAAACTTTAATCCAGAAAAAAGTAAGAATCCCTTTTCATACTTTACACAGATTATATACTATGCATTCTTGCGTAGAATTATGAAAGAAAGAAAACAATCTTACGTCAAGAACAAAATGATTCAAGAATTACCAATGGAAGTTTTTGATCAACTTGAAGG